AAGGATACTGTTCGTAAGCAGAAACGCAAACTGTCCTACTATGCCAACATCTATGTTGTGCAGGACAAAGCAAACCCTCAGAACGAAGGTAAAGTCTTCCTGTATAAGTTTGGTAAGAAGATCTTTGACAAGGTCATGGAATCAATGCAACCTGAGTTTGAGGATGAAACTCCAATCAATCCTTTTGATTTCTGGCAGGGTGCTAACTTCAAACTGAAACTGAAGAAAGTTGCAGGCTATTGGAACTATGACTCTTCTGAGTTTGACCGTGTGTCTCCTCTATTAGATGATGACGATGCCCTGGAAGCACTGTGGAAGAAGCAGTATTCACTGACTGCTCTGACTGCTACTGACCAGTTTAAGTCCTATGAGCAACTGGAGAAGCGTCTGAAGATGGTTCTGGGTCAGAAGCAAGCACCTGCTCGCTATGATGAAGAGACTAACGATGAGGACAATGATCGCAGTTCATATGCACCTAACTTCTCCTCACGTCAACCACAGTCTGAATTGACTGAAGACCTGAAGACTGAACTGAATAACCTTGGTGCTAAGTCAGAAGCATCCGCTGACCGTGATGAAGATGATGCACTATCATACTTCCAACGTCTTGCTAACGAGTAATTAAGAATAAAGTCTAATATTATCAGCACGTTTTAAGGTTTCACTCACATACTGGGTGGAACCTTTTTTGTATTGCATAATAGATTTAAGATCATCGATGACTAGATTTACATATTCCGGCATAAGAAGATCTATATTTCTTTTAGCATCCTCAATTTTCATTTCATATTGATAATTTGTAATTGGAACTGCTGGTCTTCTTTTCTCAAGAATTCCTGAGGGATTTGTATAAATGAATTCATATGTTTCATCAACGTATAATCCCTCAGGAAAAAGAATTACTCCATTAGCATCTTTAATTTCTTTTGATTCATAATGATGAATATCTTGATACAAAGTATCATAGTTACCATACTTTGACAACAAATAGTCATCAAGATCAGTTTGTGTCAACGGCCATTCATCTTGAATATGAATAACATTATTAGATAGTAATACTATCCAATCTAATTTAGAGTTACCATATATTTTCTTCGCTACATTATCAGGTCTTTCATCTCCTATGATTCTATACTTTTGAAATGCTGCTAGATTTTGAAAAATATCTTCTCTTAGAATACCTTTCTTAAAAAAGTTCTTTACAGTAATGTAATCTGAAATCTTAGCATCTTTTAATCTGCTAACGTATTCTAAATCTGGTAGTCTGCTGAAATAGTCTGACATTTTAGTAACCTATTGAAGTATCAGTGCCATAATCATCATTAAATATTGGTTCAAGTTCTGAGAATTGCATGTCAAGTCGATATGAAACTGGCATGTCATTTTCTAACGTCATAAAAGTTTGGTTTGGTGTGTAATTTACATTTAATCCAGTCATCGCACACATTTTAAACTTATTTAAAAACGGATTCTTATTATCTCCACTGGTTACATAACTGAGTTCAAACAAGTGTGGAGAAAGTAAGAACAATCCACTCTGACTTCTACGAACAGACATCCCCTGCTTCAGTGCTCTAATAATCAAAGCAATCATTTGAGATTCTGGGTTATTTCTTGCGCTAAGATTAATAGAGAAACTAAATTGCCTTAGTGATGGACCATTAAACAAAAGTTCTGCGTTTGGATTGATGATAGCACCTGATCTTCTTTGCATAAGTTGAGCACCAATACCTGCTGCACCTCCAGCAAGAACATTTGCAACTGCTGTCTTTGTTCCTCCAATATTGTTTCCTATTCTATTTGCAATATCTTTTGCAGCGCCTTCTAGTCCTTTAGGTCCTCCCGTAATACCACCAATAGCAAGTTGTGCTGCTGCTTGCTCTAAAGCATTCATATCACCTTTACCCCAACTCACTAAGTTCTGGTCTTGGATACCACCAGGAATTGGTAAGACGATACTAGTTAGAATAGATCCTTTTTGTCTTGAAGGAATTTCATAACTACCACTTTTTCCAGCAATACCTTTAGGACTATACTCTCTAATATTAATTTTCAATTTATTCATTTCACTTGTCATATCAATAGGATATCTGAGTTGCCCACCAGGCATCCCAGCATTAGTTCCTTTAAGAATTTGAGGTTTAATATCTGTATTTGATGTGTTAGCAGGTGTGGAAGTATTGGTATCACCACCACTACTATCCGAATCAGATGCTGTTGTTGGTGTGTCTGTAGTGTCGTTAGGAGTTGCTCCTGTAACTGGATCTTTTACTCCAGGAACACCAGCATCTTTTAAAGATTTTTTTACCGCATCACTAGAATGTGTATTAATTAAAGATGCTCTATCATTATTAAAAGTTTTTCTGAGAAGTGCGTTTGTATCAAACTCATCCTCAAACTCAGCAGTATTTAAGTTAAGACCTTGTTGTCTATTCCAGTTTTGACGGAATCTATTATTAACTACCCATTCATCACCTACATTATCAGATGTTGCAATTAAAACTCTACCAAAAACACCAATACCACCATTTGAATATAGAGAAGCTTCACCAGTCTCGTCATTAACTTCTAGAATGGTTGCAAGAGGCGGATTACCTACTGCTCTACTTGATCTCTGTATTGCCATTACGCAGGGTTTTTATTTATTTAGTATGAATTTTCCATATTGTATTGATAACAAGTCATCAAGTTCAGTTCTGTTTAAAATATAGACTTGACCTGCTAGTTCTTCCCACGTATACTGACGGTATTCTTGCCAATGAAAATTAAGACCACGAAATCCCCAAGAAAATAAATCAGTTACAGCAACTAAAGGATGTTGATCGTATGTAATACCAGGAGTTTTTGCATTATAAACAAACGTACAGATTGTTCCTTCGTCTGGAGCAGGAGTTACCGTATCATTTAGTGCCTCCATAATCATTTCCATTTGGTTTTCATTATCAGTAGTTTCATTCAGAGTTTTAAGTATGGGTTCGATACGGTTCATCTGAGTCCTAGTTCGATTTCTGTTATGATTTTAAATTCAATCCTTCTATCATCACAGAATTCTTGTGCTGCTTTCCACTTTGCTTGATTAACCGCATAGGTTTTCATTTCATATAGATAACCTTTTGTCTGCCTCTTTGGTTTCTTTGGTGGAGCACATTGTTTCTTAGGTTTCACTTCAACCACATAGGTTTTAGTTTTGCCTGCGCTTTCTTTAACTTTCATAATAAAATCGGGAAAGTATTTGTGAACTCTATTATCTACAGGAGAGATGTATGGGATGTAAAACTCTTCACTACCCCACTCAAGAACTTGTTCATTTAAATCACAGTATCTACAAAAAATTCTCTCCCAACTGCTTCTACAGATAATATTGTTAGGGTCGCCCTTATATTTTCTGGGATAAGAGGGGTGATACTTACTTTTATTACTTTCCGCCATACATAGTATATAACCTCAAAAACTATTTAGATGGCAACTGCTAAATCTATAGGACAAATAAAAAGTGCGTTGCTGCAACCATCACTTACATCAAAATTTAGTGTCGAGATACAGTCTCCAACGGCATTACTTAATTTCTTCAATAATACTAGTGGAGAAGAATTTAATATGTCCTGTTCTGAAGCATCTCTTCCTGGGGTATCTTTAAATACGCAGGAGATTACAGATGATCGTCATGGTGTGACTGAAAGAAGTGCTTATAGAAGAATGTATGATGATAGGGTTGATTTAACTTTTTATGTTGAAGGAAGTAACTATACTCAGATTAGATATTTTGAGCAGTGGATTAATTTTATTGTTGGGGAAGATACTGCGAGTAATAGAGTAAGTAGAGCATACAATTATAAAGTTAAATTTCCTGATAGTTACAAAAGTTTGATGAAGATAAGAAAGTTTGAAAAGGATAATGGCACAAATCTTACATATAATTTTATTGATTCATATCCTATATCAATCAATTCAATGCCATTATCATACAGTTCTACTGATTTATTAAAGTGTACTGTATCAATGACCTATCTCAGATATATTGTTTTATAATATTAAAAATCTCCTATAAATAATTTTACTGAACTTTATAGGATATTATGCCTTTACCAAAGATTGTTACGCCAAGATATGAACTTGAGTTGCCATCGACCGAAGAAAACATTACATACAGACCCTTTCTAGTTAAAGAAGAAAAGGTATTAGTTATTGCTTTGGAGAGTGAAGATTCTAAACAAATCACCAATGCAATCAAAACAGTTATTCAAAGTTGTATTATTACAAAGGGTATCAAGGTAGAAAAACTTCCTACATTTGATATTGAATACTTGTTTCTCAACATCAGAGGTAAATCTGTTGGTGAAGAGATTGAAGTCAATATTGTTTGTCCTGATGATGGACAGACACAAGTTCCTGTGACGATTGACCTTGATGATATTAAGATTGAGAAGAACGAAAATCATACCAAACAGATTAAGATTGATACTAACATTATGATGGAAATGAAGTATCCATCATTGGATCAGTTTATTAAAAATAACTTTGACTTCAGTGATAAGAACGCGATGGACCAATCATTTGAATTGATTGCATCCTGTATTGATAAAATCTATACTGAAGAAGAAGTATGGGCATCAGCAGATTGCACTAAGAAAGAAATTAAAGAATTTGTTGAGTCAATGAACTCTACACAGTTTAAAGATATTGAAAAGTTCTTTGAGACAATGCCTAAACTGTCTCATTCTGTTACTGTAACTAATCCAAATACTAAAGTGGAAAGTGTGGTTGTCTTGGAGGGACTGTCAAGTTTTTTCGCGTAGGCATGATCCATATGGATCTTGAGAGTTATTATCGCCTCAATTTTGCCCTGGTACAGTACCATAAATATTCATTAACTGAGATTGAGAATCTTATCCCTTGGGAAAGAGACATTTATGTTGGTTTATTACAAGCGCATCTTGAAGATGAGAAGTTAAAGCAGCAGACAGCAAATGGCTAGAAGAAGTAAGGTACAAATAAGAAAAACTTACAGCAAAATGCTGGGAGAGGATCTTGTTGCCAAACTTTCTGATGACCAGATTACTATCCTGTCTAAGTATTATAATTCTTTAGATGCCGAAGAGACTAGTGATTTAGATAGCCAACTTATTCAAGGTCGGAATGATACTGACCTGCATGAGATGGCAAGAGATATGGTTGATGAAGAAGAGGAAGAAGAAGATATTCCAGAGGGTCTTGATGACTTGTTAGGTTCTATTCAAGATGAACCAGCAGAAGAAACTCCCGAACCAAAGGTAACTACAATCAAAGCATCGGCAATTGTCCCCGCAAAGTTTTTTGGTGAGGATAAGTATGCCAAGTATCGTGATGAGTTGGTAGCAGATGGCACCATTGAAGGTGAGCAACTGACCACTGAGGAAAGAAAGGAAGGATTTAAGGCGAGAAATGATAGTGATAAGTTCAGTAGATTTGTTGAAAACTTTCTGAATAGAAAAAAAGAATCTGATAATGAGGAGACAAAAACTCTTGATGGTGGTGGTGCTTTAGTTGTACCCAAACAACCAAAGATTAATGTTGATCCAGTAGAAGAAAAAGAAAGTAACCTTGATGATGTCTTAAAGGGTATTGATAGTATTCTTGAGGTTATAAAGAAGGATCAAAAGTTTGAAGAAAAACAAGCAAATAAAGAAAAGAAAAAAGAGGAAAGAGAGAAAAGGTCTGTAAGTGAAAGTAAGTTAGAAAAGAAAGATAATGTATTATTGAAGACAGCAAAAAAAGTTCTTGCTCCTGTAAAGTCAATCTTTGATAAGATTATTGAATTCTTTACAACTATATTCTTAGGTAGAGCACTGATGAAGTTGCTTGATTGGTTTGGCGATAAAGATAATGGAAGGAAAATTGAAAGTATTATTAAGTTCTTAGGAGATTGGTGGCCTGCAATACTTGGAGTATTTTTATTATTTGGAACAGGACTTGGCGGGTTGATAAGTTCAACTGCTGGGTTGTTGACGATGTTCACGCCAAAAATTTTAAAACTTCTTAAGAATCCGATTGTTCTTGGTGCGGGTCTCTTTGCTGCTGGCGCTCTAATTCCAAAGATGTTCCCTCAGACTGTTGAGGATGATGCAGATAAGCAGGCAAACCAAGCAGTAGATGAGAAAGGAAAAAAGAAAGCAGCAGCAGATATTAGACAACAAAATGCTGATAGAGGTTTCTTTGGAAAAATTGGAGACGTATTTACAGGTGCTGGACATT